GTGCCGCTGCGATAGTCTGGATTGACCGTGAGCGTGCCGGTGTCGACTGTGTATTTCTCGCTGCTGCCACCCTCTACCCAGGCGATCCAGGAATAGGTTCCGGCTGTATATGCCGAGGATGTAGCCGCCGCAACGGTGGAGAGGTGATCAGTACCGTCTGCCGTGGCAACTACTTCAAAGCCAGCTGCGGTTGGGTGTTTAAAGCGGTATTTCAGCGTCCACGTGCCCGCCGGGTAATCGGCGAACGTGCGTTTCCACTTCCAGGTGTCACCTGAACGCAGGGATAGCGGCTCGTTTTCGGGAATATTGGTCATCGTCTGCGCAAGCATGATGCAGCCATGCGGAACTTGTTAAGGTAAAAAAGTTCCGCTTAATCGGTAGATTCCATCTGAGCCCATACAGTTTCAAGCGTGATATGGCTTGCACACTTGTCCGGCATGTTGGTGCCAGCCTCATATTCGCGCTGATACCCGAACCGGATGCCTTTTTTTCCACAACCCCAGATGGTCACGTGCCCCTTGGATTTACTTTCTGTCTTGCAGCGCCGGTGGTGGCAGGTGTGGCATGGCTTCACGGCAGCCCATACAGGTCGCGGCACGTTGCGCACGCCCCTTGCACCAGCCGCTCTGAATTCTCTCCGCAGCTGTAGCAAAGTCCGGGGTTACCCTTGGGGATGCTTTTGGCTGCGGCGTCGATCGCGTTCGAGCGGTCTTCCTGCTCGCGCTGCTGGGCGCGGTCGATCTCATCTGCCACGTCATTTCCCTCTAAGTATTTTACGAACTCCGCGCACAGTCAACCCGGTGGCCAGCGCCATCTCGACTTGTGTGTGCCTTTCCAGCTTGGCCAACTGTACCGCGCGGTTCTGCTTTGGCAGGCGCGCAATATACAGGCGCTCTCCTCCATACGTCTGGCGCATTCTGGTCTCCACAGTAAGTGCCACATCGTTTGGGACATTTACGCCAGCTTCGCGCATCGCTCTGATCAAGTCGTTTATCATTTCCACTACCTCCGTCACGTTTAACCTCCGATCTTGCCAAACCTGCGCAGCGTGCGACGCTGCGGTACGGGCGTCTGTACTGCTTGCGGTTCCGGTATCTCTGCACCAACTTGCACCACTTCCGGTTCCAGCATGGCGCAGCGACGGTCCCAGTCCGCCGCCTTCCACTTGTGCAGGTACAGTTCAGGATGGTGGCTGGCCGCGACGGACAGCACCCAGGTATCCAGCGGTTCGTTGCGCTTGCCCTTCTTGATCTCCCAGCGGTTTTTGCGCGGGTTGAAGGTTTCGGCCACCAGGCCGTCGTAGTATTTGCCGTCTAGCTGGTTGCTGAAGTGCACACGGCGCTCGTCGGCGGGCTTGTCGTGGTCGCCGTTGAGGCGGTTGTAGAGCAGGTGTTTGCCGGTGTCGGCGCCGATGAGGTAGAGCATGACGCCTTTGCGCACGCTCTTGCCGCGCCAGTTTACGTCTTGCATGCTGGGTTTGCCGAGGATGCTGCGGCCCGGTGTGCTGGCACCTTTGCAGGCCATGGGGCGGCGCACCTTGGCGCTGCGCACGAAGGCGTACACGGCGTGGGTGTGGTGGCCGCCGGTGTCGATGGCGCAGGCTTCGCTGATGAGTTCTTTGCCGAACTGGTTCTGGAAGCGGATGCCGTTGATGTAATCGGCCAGCGCCTGCCACAACTCGTCCCCCGCTGGGTTGCCGGGCAGGACGTGGTAGTCCAGCGTCCAGGTGCGGTCTTTTTTGCCATGGCCGGTGACTTGGATCTCCAGCCGGTCGTCCTGTGTATCCACGCCGACGGTGATGACCAGGCAACCCTGCGGAACGGTGCGCAGCGCGTAGGGTTCGGAACGGGCCTCAAGGGCATTGGCCTTGATGTCGCTGCTGGCGTTTCGGTAGGTCTCGCCCAGGCGGGTGTTGATGAAGCGCATGAGCTTGGCGGGGTCATCTTGCGCCTCGATCCACTGCGCGGCGATCTCGCGCCAGGAGCGGCCGAGTCCGATAGGGGTGTAGAGCGCGTTGAGGTGGTAGCTGGGGTATGGCGCGTCCGGCTTTTGCGCGATCCAGCGAGCCGTGCCGCCGTGGCCCAGCTCGGGCAGCATAGTGGCCTTTTGCCATTCCTCGATCACGCATCCGTTTTCGCTGCACACATACCAGACTTCGGTGATGTAGTTCGTTCCCGGTTTCTTGCTCCATTTCAGGTTCGACCATTTGAGGATCTGCAGCTCACCGCAGTGCGGGCACGGTACCCAGTATTGCCGTTGGTCTCCGCCGTCGTGGAGTTCTTTGATGCGGCTGGCATCGTCCATGGTTGGAGTACTGGGCACATAAGCCTTGCGGTCGTGGAAGTTATCCTGCCGCGCCATGATCAGGCCGAACGGATCGCCCTGCGGTGTCTCGCGCGCCCACTCGTCCACCTCGTCTGCCAGCACGTAGCGCAGGCTGGTAGATTTAAGCTCGGCCGTGCTGCCAGCGGTCTTGAAGTACAGGATGCCGCCGGTGAATTTCTTGAACTGCGAGTTGTTGTCGCTGCTGTTGTTATTGCGCCGCGACAGCACGGCCGCGACATTGGGCGTGCTATCCGCCATCGGGTCAAACTTCTGCGCGATCCAGTCCTTCATCGACTTCTCGGTCGGCATCGCCACCGCCGTGGGCCCCTTGGCGTGGTCCATGATGTAGCCCAGCCAGTTGCCGCCGACTTCGGTACCGCCTACCTGCGTCGGCTTCATGAACACCACCAGCTGCGCCGGCGAGTGCTCGGAAAGCTGGTCCATGATCTCGCGCAGGTAAGGCGTGCGCGACGTGCGCCAGTTGCCCACCTCAGAACTGCCCACCCCGGACAGCATGCGATGCGCATCCGCCCACTCGGAGACGGTCAGCCGGTGCTTTGGCTTCCAGCCTTGGGTGAAGGCGCGCAGGGCGAGGAATTGGCCTTCAGGGGCGCCCATTATTTTTTCAACCTCTTAACCCAGAAGCGCCGATTTTTATAATTAACTTGTTTCCAACCAATCTCACGAAGTGAATCACCAACTCCAACAGCAACTCTCCAAAACTCATCTGTTCCGAATTCAACACCGTATAGGCTATTCGCAATTTCTATCATGCTGTAATACCTATTCTCGATTGCTTGTTCAGAAAATTGTTTTGTTACAACATCAACAGATTTTTTGTCTGTTTTTGCTAAAAATTGGCCGTCCATCACCCCTCCACCTTCGTCAGTTCTACCAACCGCTTGCCCGCTTCTTTGTGCATATCGCCCATCATCGCCACAACTTCCTGTTTGAGCGTAGCCATGATCTGGTCGAAGTCCTTGCCCACCAGTTGCGCCGCCACGCGATGCGGTAGGTTCTCTACGCCTTGGCGAGCGAAGGCGACCGTGTCGGCCAACGCCGCTTCCACCTGTTCGCGCTCGATGAGCTTGCCGCGCATCACGTCGCGCTCCATCTCGGCTACGTCTGCCTGTGCCATTTCCTTGCGCGTCTGGGCGCTTACCCTTGTCTCGTCCAGCTTGGGCACTTCCATGCCCTTTGCTGCGGCGTGGCGGGCCGTTACGTCGTCCCTTTCCCCTTCGGTTTCTGCGATGCGCGCTTTGCTTGCGTCTACCAGGACGAGCCCCTGCTCATCCAGCACCAGCCGTCCAGCTTGCTTGAGCCGTGTGACGTGCGATTTATCGCAGCCAAGCAGTGCGGCGAACTGCACTTGGTTGCAGGAGGTTGCCAAAGTTGTCATACAACCATCTCAATCATGCAAACCACGCCACAATTCACAAACCCACGCCACAAACCACGCCACAACCCAAATAAACCACTCAAACCACTCCAACCACGGATGAAAAGCTGTGTGTGCGCGGGCGCGTGTGTGCGCGTATGTGCGCATGTGCGCGCACACCTCCCGTGAGTGGTTTTGGCGTGGGTGGCGTGGTAACCCAATGACAACGGGCTTTTTTCCGTGGGTTGTGGCGTGGTTTCATGCGTGGTTGGCGTGGTTTTATTCAAGATGGCCACCCGCATTGGCGAAGGCGAAAAAACAGGAAGTGAGCCAGGTTGCTTGGTTTTCGCTCTCTTTTTTAGCGTAGTTTTGCTCGGTTTTAGCGACTTTTAACAGTAAATCATTGGGCGGAACGACCATTTTACGGTTCACCTTGACTGTGCTGGACAGGTTATCCAAGGTGGTGAACGATTCACCAGCCCGCCATCCGGGAAGTAGTTTTATGTATCCAACGAACTGTTTCATGGAGCGAGGGGATCGTTCTCCGGTGGTGTCGCAGTGCTTGCGGTAGGATGCAAACAGGTGGCTGCCGAGCGCCGGGCAGAACGGTGCGTTGGAAACTTCTTCGCGCTGCCAGTCGAGCAGGAAGCTGCCAACACTATCCATGCTGAGTTCGATCAGATCGTCCTTGGCGCGGGTGGTGGGCGGTTTGGTGTGTTCGTCAAAGTCGCCCAGGTCTAGATTGAGCAGGTAATGGTGCAGCGCGGCGATTCCGCCTTCGTTGATCTCATCCCGCACAGCCTGGTAGAACTCAGCGTGCATTTTTTCCGGTGTGTGGATGACGGCATAGCGCCGGTCATCTTTTTCTAACACCAGTGGCTGGGCTTCGTTGGAAAGGAACACCAGGTTGACGTGGTTCTTTTCGTCATGCGCGGCGACGTTTTTGGGGTTGATGCGGATCCATTCGCCAGTGACGAAGCCTTTGAGTTTGTTCTTGATGTGAAACAGTTCCTGCCGCGCGACGACTTCGTCGGCGATCATGAATAGTTTGCGACCTGCCCAGTCGTTGAATTTATCCTCAATGGCCGCCTGGTCGATGATGCGGCCGTATTCGCCATAGATCGCCATTACGGCTTCGAAGAACAGGTTCTTGCCGGTGCCTTGCGGGCCGTGCAGGACGAGCGCGGTGCGCATCTTGGCGCCGGGGTGTTGTATGGGATAGGCCAGCCACTTGAGTGCCCAGTCGTACACTTCCTTGCGGTTTGGTTCGTCCTGGCACAGGTATTCAAGCACTTCGAGCAGCAGGTCGCACTTTCCTTGTTTTGGTGTGGTGGGCCAGCCGCCCCACAGGTTGCACTTGATGCGCGCATCGGTACCGGCGGGGTCGAAGCCGACCTCGTCCATGCGCACCACTTTCTTGACGCTGCGCATATCGCGCCAGCCGTGTTCCGGCAGGATATCCAGCACGTCGACCTTGGGCACCAGGATATGTTCCTGATAATCAAACATCGTGCCCTTGCCGCCGAACACAAACGCGAAGCGCTCGACACCCTCATCGATGGAGAGCATGGATTTCAGCGCGGTGCGCTCCCCTCCCCCCTGTGGCTGAATTCCCGCGTGGGACGCGGACGGCATTGCCAGAGGCGGGGGCACGGCCGCCCAACCGAGGTCGGACACCTTTTGCTCTATCTGAGCGCGTACCAGCTGGATGCCGTCGATGCAGTGCAGATCGTTGAAGTCGGTGGGGCCTTTTTTGTCGTCCGGCCGCGCGGTGAAGAATTCTGGTTTTACCCAGGCACCGGCCACAGCCAGCGCGGCATTGGATGCGCTCTCCACTCCGGCATTGGCCTTGCCGTGTGCTTTTCCGCAGTGTTTGCAGAGCGGATCGGCGGCTGGGGTGTATTTTCCGCACCCGCCTTTTTTGGTGTCGCAGCGCTGCAGCCAGTCGTCATCCGCACACATCATCAGGTTGACGCGCTTGCCGTAGCGTTTTCGTAGCGCCTTGGCCACGGGCATGAGGTTGTTGGCGGCAAAGGCGACTGCTACCGGATAACCGGTGGCTTCATGTATCGACATGGCGGTGGCGTAACCTTCGGCCACCAGGCAGATGCGGGTGGACGTTCCACCCAGCATCCAGTAGTGCGACTCGACACCCATGCCTGCCGGCCAGTAGCATTTGTCCCGCTCCAGGCGGGCGATGGTGTCTTTGTGTTTCTCGCGCGAAAGGATGAACTGCAGGCCGTACACCTTTCCATTGTGATCGCACGCCGGGATGACCAGCGAGCCGTGAAAGGTGGCGAGGTATTTGTACGCGTCTGCAACTTCGTCTTTGTCGCCGTCTAGCATGATGCCCGCGTTGTCGTGGAAGATGCGTACGCCGCCGGCATTGGCGCCAGATCCGCCGATATTCTTGCGCTCCAGGTAGTCGTGCCATTCCGGTCCAACCTCTGCACACGATCGCCACACGGCGGACGCCCAACTTGCCGCCTTCTCGATCTCGCGCTGCCGCTCTGCCTCGGCCTGCTTGCGCGCCTCGATCATGCGCTGCTTGTGCGCTTCGAGTTGCTCCTTCGGGATCTCGCGCGACTTCGTCTTTTTGTGGTGGCAGAATGGGCACTCGGTGGACTTGAGCGGGATGTCGGCGTTGCACTTGGCGCAGTTCTTGCGCAGTTCCAGCTTGTATCTGGTGTTGCCGTGGTCCAGCCAATACGCACCGGTGAGCCAAATACCATCACTCAGCCGCAACTCATGCAGCCAATATGCACCGCCCTGCTTCTTCTTCTCGGAAGACACATCGCAGCGGATCGCCTTGGTCGAGCCGACATACAGTTCGCCGGCCAAAATCCCGCCCTGCGACTTCTTCGCCGATTCCAACATCAGCCCGGAATACTTGAGCTGGTCGACCACATCGGCGTAGTTCTCGTAGTTGCTCATTTGAACAACTCCATATCAAGTGCCGCTTCCATCTGGTCTTGAATGTTGTCTTCAAAGGCAACCTGGGCAACATCTTTGAAGCGGAACCGTGGTTTATATGACGTTCCTCTGCGGACGAATATCAGCACCGGTTTTAGCGATGACCCATGGCCAAGGAAAAACCGTTGATATATTCCAGGCTGCTTGAGATTTTTCTGTGTTCCCGGGCGAACTACTACGTACTCGAATCCCATTTTTGTTCGTGTTCCTTTGCGGCGCTTCGCTCTTGTGGCATCCGTCATATTCTGTGTAGATCCTGAATAGGGCTCGGCGGCACTGAACCAGCTCATGATCTGCTTGATCTGTCCAACCGACATATTCCCGTACTGGTCCATAACAGCGCCCTCACCCGGCATGGCCAGCCAGCCCAAAGGCATCACGCCAGCTCGCAGCAATGCGCGCTCAAATGCTTTCATCTTTCTGCGCCCACCTTCCATCTGCACGGTTAGATAACTCTGGCGGCGCTTGTCTCCATTCGCCTCACCAACAGTACCTACCCAAACCTCCATCTTCCCGGTTACCTTTACCTTGATCGCCCCGCGCGTCCATGCTGTCGGTCGGTCAAACACCCGGACGATCTCCGCTGTCTCGCGATCTCGGATAATTTCCGCCGTCTTCAGCATTGCCCGCTGCGCCGCAATTTCCAGTTTGCGCGGAGAGTCAGCCATCTTTCGCTGTAGTTCTTCAAGGCCTTCGATGCGGAAAGTGAACATTCAATAACCTATAATCAGTTGACTAAGCTGGAACATCACACATTCCAGAAATATCGAGGTTTGAATTACC